GGGTCTACTCCTGCNCCNGCCTTTACATTCTCCCCCACAGCTTTCAGCTCATTCGCAGTATCATCGTTGGTAGGAATATATGCCTTTCTAGCGTCAGATGTTCGCATTATATTAGCTAATGAATTATCTGCCATCTGAAACGGCCCATAATGTTTCATTCGCTCTATAATTTGAGTTTCCCACTGTTCTGGTACTAGAAAGCCGCCTTGTGAATCCGTGCCTCTTGAAAGAGCAAATTGTTCAGTGTCCCCAGTCCGTAGCGCGTCCATAAATTCCTCGCTATACTTCTCATGCTTCCGCAAAGTTATCAAGTCCATACTATCAAAATCTGGCTCATTAGTAGGCTTTGTTTCTACATCTTTAGGGTCTCTATTATAATTCTCGTTGGCTTCCTTATCCGACATAAATTTATCGCGCTCTGCTAGTTTATCATAGCGCTTTAGGTCTTCCTGCATTTTGTCAATACTAGCCATTCTTTGACTAAACTTCTCATTTAGTTCTTTTCTTTCACTATCGGGAGTATCATCTTTTATTTTAGCGTGGATTTCCTTCGCCTCATTATAACACTCATTGATTTTGTCGTTTAGCTCTAGCCTTTCGGTGCTATAATTTTCACCTGTAGGCTTCTCGCCATTTAAACTATCCGTCATTAGTTTTGCTCCTATTTAATATTATCTAATGCCTACCAAGCGCAACATCCTTTCACGCTTATACTTTTCATAATTTCCATTATAGTCTATTACTTCTCTTACATCACTCATAGCCAAAGCTTTTGTATCACGAAATTGTGGATTTGCTACTAATGATATTTCTCTTAGCGCCGCTTCGGTTATTGTCCAGCCACCTTTATTATTTCTTTTATGCTCGAATCTGCTTATACCAACCGACATACCTGCCACATCTCCACGCTTCACTAAAGTATAGACATCTTTCCCCAAATTTGTTTCAGGAATTTTTATTTCAACTAATAGACTAGTATCTGTATCTTTTAATTCTAAAGTACCGCTAGCCCTTGAACCTAGTACATTCTCGGTATTATGTGCAAACAAAGCTAAAACGGGATTATTTATATCACTTAGATACTCTGTAAATACTCCCCTTGCAAATTCTACCTCTCGGTCTTCATCATATACATTATAATTTAAAGCAATTCCCACAACTTTTTTAGAATTATCGGTATCATCTTCTTCACACTTGAAGTCTACCCGTGTTATAAAATTCTCTATACTATTCGCCATTCTCTCCACCTTCCTTTGGCGGTTGTGGTATTTTAGCTTTATTATTCACTAGATTTGCAAGCTCTCCTATTGGTATCATATTTTGTTGAATAACTATATCATCTCCACCTTTAAGTGGTGGCAGTCCGTCAGATTCCCTAACTTCGTTTATAGTTCTTAATCCGTTTTGTACTTGTTGAGCTTCCCCAGCTATTCTACTTGCCCAATCGCCTCTTTGCAAATCATCTAATTCAAATCTTACTTTCTTACTAGAATTCCTGCCGAATAATTTAAATGATAACTCTGATTCTAAATTCGATACAATTGGTGTTATAGTATGCTTAGACAACTGTATGCCCATTTGTTCAGTGTTAGAATAAGTTCCGTTAGTATAATCTTGCAAAAATACTACTGGTATTTGGAATATTCTAGCCGTCTCTTCTACTGAAAATCTTCTAGTCTGCTCTAATTGTGAATCCTGTGGATTATGCCCTATTGTCTCTAATTTGTGTTCGGCAGGTATCGGCACATATATAGCGCCCTTTTCCTGTGCTGCTTGCATAGTCTTTTCAAAACTTTGCATTATATTAGCCATTGACTTTTTGCCCTCGAAGGGTCCTGTTAGAGTAGCCTGTGGCAGTCCACCCCTGCTAAAATAATTACTTGCATAATTTTGAATGTTGATACAATAGCGAAAGAAATCGCTCCACTGTTCATTAGGTCTAAGTATATCAGTTGTTGCGCCTTCGTCAGCAAATCTTACATCAATTACTTCATCTGCTCTAAATCTGGTTTTTGTTGTTAGTCCGTCTCTAATATGATATACTAATCCACTATTCCTTTCCCTTTCAATCTGAACCTTATCGGTCTCTCTTATATCTATATTTTTGATTGTGCCCGAGCCCGTTCTATTTATAGTTGACACTGAAATGCCTATAGTATAAGCATCCTTCATCATTTTATAACGCCAGCTATTGCTAGTATTCCTGTCCGAAACCTCTCCGTTCAATAGTCTATAAAGATGTCCCTTTTCCTTACGACCACTAGAATTAACTATATGAATAGGCAAACCTGCTATAGTTTTACTAATAAAGTTGACGGCAGACCAAACAGCAGGTATACTTAACATCTCTTTCTTGGATACCGGGCCCGTCTTTCTTCCCCTTATTCTATTAGGATTTAATACAAACTCGCCATTACTCCACTTAGGAATTTCATCTTCTACACTATAACGCTCTTTTTTACGGGTAAACCACGCCATTATAATTTATATCCTATGTCTTCTAGCCATTTCTCCCACCCGCCTTCCTCATTGAAGGGAGAACTATAGCCTAAGTTTATATCACTTGTTGCNAATCCTATGCTCATTGTAAGCGCTACTAAAGGGTCTATTCTAGCATTTTTCATTCCTTTNCCCCAGCGCTTTAAACCTGAATTATTTATTATTTGTATACTCCCTGATACTGCCTGTCTTAACAATGGATTATATTCCACTTTAAATTTTTCTTCTGCTATCAAACCTTCAAAAGCTTCTATACTTGACGGCATAAATAAACCACTCTGCCTAGACTTGTTAGTTCCTTGAGGGTGTGCTATAGCTAACCTACTTAGACCAATGTCGCTTAATTCTGTTTCAAATCTATCAAAACTCCACGAATCATAAGCCAACCCTTTTATATTTTCAAACCTGTCTACCACTTCTTTTATAGCTCTCGCAACATAAGCATATTGTACTTTATTACCGGGCGTCGTTTTTAAATACCCCTGCCGATACCATTCATTATAAGGCGCTTTGTCTCTATCTTCCCTCTCTTGCAATGAACCTGATGGCGTATATATTTCCACCCACGACCTATACTTATCTCCATCTTTTATAGTAAAGGCTACTGCGGTAAAATCTAAAGTATTCGACAAGTCTAGCCCTATACTTAATTCCGCTCCCTCTCCCAAGTCTTCAAAGATTATAGATTCTGTTTCGCATTTACTCCACAAGTCTAGAGTAATCCAACCTTGTTCGCTTTGTACCCACTTGCAAAAATTCCATCTTAACACTTTTGAAGCGCGGCCCGGAATATTCTGTGCCTCATGTACTCTTTTGTCTAGATAACCTTTTGTTATAATCTGTCCGTAAAGCGGCGTAACTTTTCTATATAATCTCTCCCTCTCTTCATCTGTTATACTAGTGGACAAAGGGTCTTCGTCTTCATCTAATCCACAAACATAAGAGAATGTATTATCATCTGTTATTGTACCATTCGCCACNTGTATAGAATAATTATGCTGTTCCCAGCACATATTACCCTCCTCCGAGATTCCGCTATTCGTTATCATAACAATTAAAGGATTTACTCTAGACTTAAAGCCTAATTCAAGTGTATCTAATAAATTAGAATTCTTCCACTCGTGCACTTCGTCCGCTATAATTGTCGACGGCCTAAGTCCGCTTCCTCTGTCGCCCATGGCAGTAGATACCAACAATATTCTACCATTATTGAACGGCACAAGTATTTCTTCCACAGAAGTCTTGCCGACTGCCTGTACTCTCTTTTTTATATCGGGAGAGTTATCAATCATGCGTTTTATATCACTAAAACAAACTCCTGCCTGTATCTTGGTCGTGGCAGCAATATATACCTCTGGCGCTTGTTCTCCGTCTGCAAGTCCACAATATATAGCACAACCCGCCGCCGCTGGTGTTTTCCCTGTGCCCTTCGGTTCTTCAATATAAGCCCGTTGGAATCTTCTAACTTCTATATTATCTGATTTCTTCCAACCGAATATACTACCAAAAATAAACTTCTGCGACAAGTCCATTATAAACGGGTCGCCGTGAAACTGCCCTGTACTATGCCGTAATAAGTGTTTAAAGAAATTTATAACTCTATCAGCACTTTCTACATGAAATATTATGTCATCTCTTTCTAGGTCTTTTAAGTGTCGATTGCAAGCGTTCCTAACATGAGGCCCTGCTAGTATATCTCCATCCCGTACTTTCTTAGCGTATAATGTTACGGGATGGTCTTCATTACTCATTTATAAATATAGTTATGATATTCTGGACAACTGAACAGGTCGGGTGTACATAGTCTTTTTTGAATTATATTACAATAATCTTCGTTTATCTCACTTCCTATAAACATTCTATTCATATCTCTAGCCACCTTTGCAGTAGTGCCACTTCCCATAAAGGGGTCGTATATTGTATCACCCTCATTACTCCAAGATATTATGTGGTCTCTGGCTAGCTTTTCAGGGAATATAGCAGGATGTTCAAAAGCTACTTTATCCTTTGCTGATAGTTGCCATCCTACAGAATAGAGCCATATATTCGGTCTCCTACAATATTCTTTTAATACTATTGGTTTACCACCTCTAGTATTCTTATCGTTCTTATCTCTCCTGCCTATATTCGTACTTTTCTTGCTGCCATATTTTCCTCTAACATCTTTTATTAGGTTTATAGTCTTTGGCGTACCCTTAGAAAATACAAACATATATTCAAAAGATTGGAAATACTGTTTATTACTTCCAACCGCACCCGTGCCGTTCTTCTGGTATATCATTGTATCATACAGGTTAAAACCTACTTCCCTAAAGTATAGCGCTTGTTTAAAACTTGTACATGTTTCGCTTCCATCTTTAAACTGGTCTCCTACTACCCATACTACCACCCCGCCATCAGCTATTATATAATATAGGTGTTCTGCCGTCTCCTCAAAGTTAAAATCTGACTTTCCTTTATATTTCCTCATATCATCATACGGCGGGCTAGTAATGACAAGGTCAACTTTTATACCATTATCCGACATCCTTTCCATTGTTTGCAAACAGCTTTCGTTGTATATAATGTTTTGCATTTTTAAAGAATTATATTATAATGTTTTAATTAAGCCTAATAACATCTGGCAGCAAATAACACCTTCGGGGTCTAAATTAAAAGTGTCTTCTAGCGTTTTTGTTAGTCTTTCTATTCCTCCCTCTTTATAATCCTTTTCTAAAAATTCTATTCCTTTGTTTAGGAATTCTTGCTGGTCTTCATTGTATTCGTGATATAATGACGGTCTTCGTACAATCTCTATATCATGGGTTTCTTCACTCATTTTATTCGTGCCCCTCTAGCCACCCTGTGTTATCATATTTCTTTTTTGCCCTCTGGTCTCTGGCAGTCTTTACGCCATGACACCTTGCACATAAACTCTGCAAGTTGCTTATACTTACAGCGTCGCCACCCTGACTAAGTGCTATTTTATGGTCTACTGTAGTGGCGTCGTCTCCACATATTATACATATGCTTTCAGACTTTAGGAAGTTTAGCCGTATGGTTCTCCATTGCCTAGAATGATAGAATTGGTCAATCCTTTTCTTAGATAAGCGCAAAGCGGTCTCCCTTGATAGAATATCTAGTTTTTTTAGTGAATTATATTATAATATTCGTGAGTTTTTTATAAGCATTATATTATAATTTGTTAGGTTTCTTGAGATTTTACCTTACTCAAAATAGAAATCATACTTGTCTAACTCGCCTTGTGTTTGTGATATAGTTAATCCTATCCTTGCCCTAGCCATAGAGGTCAAACCAAAATGTATAGCAAAATTGACTAAGTGTTTTTCTAATTGTATCTTCATTGTGAATAATGGAGAAACCT